TAGTAGTAGTTGTATTAGTAGTAATAGCCCCAATATTGAGTGCTTTTACTGGTTTTAGTAAGGTTTTTTGGTCGTAAGAAGCCATATATTGTTATTTTAAATTTTAAAGATTAAACAGAAATTTTTAGTTTTTTGAAAGCTTCAGGTTTTGCAACAACACCGCCAACACGACGATGGAAAACAAATCTAACTTGTCCGCTACTTGCTAACGAACCTTCGTCACGAATCACGGTTAAACCTTTTCTGTCTCCAATTACATAATTTTTAAAATCTCCAAAAATTATAGGGAAAGTTCCTGCGCCAACATCTGGCATGTCGGGCATTATTGCATAAGCCACACCATTTATTGCAGAAGGAACACCAGCTCCTAAGTTTCCAGATTCCCAAATATATCTATTTGAAGCATCTTTTAAAGTTCGCAATACTGCTAAAGTTTTGCGGTTGAAAGCATAAATTGGATTGTAGCCAGTTTTGATTTCACCAGTTAGACTAAGGACAGAATCAAAAGTTAAAGCACTAGCAGAACCAGAAACAATAAAGCCAATTCCAGCATCTTGCATAAAGCCAGACATATTATTAGCTCCACCAGAACCGTTAACAAATTGTTGACCTTCAAGTAGTGCAAATTGCTCTGCAACTTCTTGATTCATCTCAGCAATTAAATCAACAACACTATCTTGCAAGAGCTCGTAAGATATTGCATATTCGTAGGTCATTTTTTTAGCTTCAAGATTTCTTTCGCCATATTTTGGTTGACTATCGACAGATGCTTGTCCTTCGCCAGTCATAAAAGCTGGAGCAGTATTGCTACGAATAGGCATTGATTCTGTTTTAGAACCCATATTCCTTACTTTAGCAAATGGACGAAGACTACTGACTTCGATAATATTTTTTATAATTTCATTTAGTTGAGTGGTTGGCACAAAAACACCACCAGAAACAAACGAGTCGCTTCTTAAATATTTTTTTTCAGCACTCTCTAAACTCAATAATCCATTAGCCAAAAATTTTTCGTAATTTTTGATTTCTAGTTGATTGCTTTCGCTTTTTACATTGTAATTAGAAGCACTAGTCAAAGATATAAGTTTTTCTTCTATTTCTTTAATTTGATTATCTTTTTCTTGTAATTTTTTAACCAAGTTTTGATTTTTGATTTCGTGTTCGTCAAGAGCAGTGTTGATTTTTTCTACAACACCCTTGCTTTCAGCACTTTTCAGTTCATTTTGTTGACGAAGTGCATCGATTGCAGTATGCAATTCACTTACACTTTTTATGAGTAGGTCGGACATTTATTTGATTGTTTCAATTTTTAAAAGAGCCGTCTTCATAGACAGCTCTAGCATAGTTTCAGCATCCCGCTGGGTTGGTGTTGCAACATCCCGTTGCATAATCTCTTTAGCTTTGGCAACTAGCATCTTAGCATCTTGATTGCTAAATTGTGTTGCGATTGCTTTTTCTAAGGTTCTTATACTGTCAATACTATCAATAAAATCTTGTTTTATTTCTTCGCTTTTAAAGCTTTGCATCGTCGCTTTTTCGTTGACAGGGAAGGTAACCAAAGATATTTCGTATAAGCTAATTTCTTTTAGTTGCCTTACTCCGCTCTTTGTTGTTTCAGCAAGGTCGACAAGGTAGCCAATAGAGAAAGTGTTAAGTGATCCTATTTTTATTTGTGGCATTATTCTATCTCTAACAAAAGCATCGTCTTTAGGTAGTCTGGCTTCGAATAGCAAGCCGTTTTCATCTTCTTTTATACTGTCGATAATTCCAATAGGAACATCTTTCTTATTGTGTTGAAAGAGTAGTTTAGGCATTCTTTTTTTCAAAGTCTTTTTGAAAGCTCCTTTTTCTACAACATCATTAACTAAATCAGTATTGCCAAAGGTTGAGCCGTAGCCATTTATCTTGAAATACTGTTCGTCTTCTGTTTCAGTAGCTTTTATCTCAAATTTACAATCAAATGTTTGAAATTGTTTTTGCATTTCTATATTTTTGTTATTATTAAAAGTCCTCTGCTTGCATTTTCTTGTGCTTGTTTTGGTGCTACTGGCATAGTTTCTTATAATGTTTATATTTAAAAATTTGTTTTGTCAATATTAATTGACATATTTTTTATCGTAAATAGCAACACACCTACATCTAATAACATTCGCACTGCTACCATTAGGATCTCGTGGGTAGTTTAGGCTCTCGCCGTCTACAATAAACTTATCATTGGTATTGACTTCTTGACCGTCTGCAATCATATGAGCTTGTCTTGTCGATTTGTCAAGAATTGCAATCCAAGTTTTGTTAATAGACATAACACCTCTATTAGTGTTTATCTTAGCATTATTAACAATATTAGCTTCAGTATCTCTTGAATAAGCTTCACCTATACCTATAACTTGCTCGCCGATTAGTCTTGCTCTTGACTTTGCATTGCCAAGCAAGTTAATCTTAATATTTTTTGCTATGTCTCTTTTAGCATTTCTAACAATCATTTCGATTTGAGCTATTCTTTTCGCATTGTTATTTAATTGCAAGAGTTCATTTTGCTCTCTTATCAATAATGAAATTTCTTCCGCTTTAATTTGTGTTTGTCTAACAACGACATTATCGATTTCTTTAGCACTTGTATTTGTGATTAAATCAGCTTGATTTTCACCTTGATTTGCAATGAATAAAGTAAAATCCAATTCCAATTGTCGATTGACCTCGTCAAATTCGCTATTGTCAATTGATTTAAAGGCAACATTAAATTGTTTTTCAATACTATTTCGCAAAGAATAACCAAAGACACCAATTGACATCCGCAGTCCGTCCCTAACCTCTTTTAACATCTCAGGGCGGTAGTTATCCGCAAGCTCCGTGTAATTTAGTTTATTTGCTAAGAATAGTCTAGCAACATCATTAGCTTGATTTTTGAATACCTTATAAATTTTATTGCTAAGCTTAGCCTCCAGAGGTATTTTTAACTCGTTAATGTCTTTTGCTTTCATCAAAATAAGTATTGGCTAATTGTTTTATTTTGTCTTCGCTATATTCTTTTTGTTGTAAAAGTAAGTTAATAAAAAAGCTTTTTTCATTAGTGATATTGTCGCCAGTGTAATTATCTGTTGCAATCGGCACTAGGTTATTAGCTCTGTAGATTAAATCTCCATTGTCGGCAGTTTCATAGCCAATTATCGCTCGGAGCTCGTTTAGTGATAGACTATTTAGCTGTTGGTAAGTTAATGCTGTTTGTATATTTCTACTTTCAATTGCCTTGATTTTTGCAGTATTGACTGTCAATTTATAATTTGTTTCACCAAGAATTGGTAAAAGTTTTAAGTTTAGAAAATCGAATAAATCTTTGGCAATTGGTAAAATGCAATTATCATATAAAGCAACCTGTGCGGAAGAGTAGTTAGAATAAGTCATATTATCTTCGTTTATCAAAGGAAGCGGAATTCTTAAACATTTGCTAATTTGATTTTCAGTGCTTTTTTTTAGCATCCCGAAGTCCATATCTTTAATATTTTCACTAATCTTTTCAACGGTGGCATCTCCAGTCAAAGCGAAGGGCTTTCCAGAATTACTAGCACCCGCTATTTGTTGCATTGTATCTTTAACACCCTGTATTTGATCGCCTGTTAATGCATTTTTAATCAAGAATAACAATGAAGGTCGGCAACCATTTTTGATTGTGGCATTGTTATGAACCGAAGCCGTGATATACTGGCTAATTTCCAGCTGAGCCGACATTAACAAAGAAATACCTAGTTGTTGGTCTGTGGTTGTTATGTTGTTATTTTTAAAATGCAGTAAAATGTGGGCACCATCTTCACTTTCATAATGTTTACTTTCTGCATTATAAGTAAACTCTTGATAGACTTGACTATTGCCACCGTAAGATATCGTCTGGGCTTTACCTTGAATATTGGTTTCGCTAACATTGATATTCTGCGGTTTTAACAATATTAATTCATAAGTTGAGCCTATCTTATTAAGATCGATAAAAGCATTTCCCGTGACTACATAATACAGCATCAATTCTTTTATGAACCTAGAAAATGTTTGATCGCCGTTAGGAGAGGCTAGTTTTGTAATAATATCGGCATCGTGATTAAATTGGTTTTTCTTATCAATAGTTGTGATTGGCAAATTAGAAATGTTATCAGCAATAAGATTAACAGCAACACCAACGGGGTTGCATTGGTAATAAGCATCGGTAAACACTCTGACAGCTTCATTATAGTTGCTTGTAAAGCTATAGCTATTATCAAAGCCATTTCCAATTGCATAATTGCAACTTTTATTCTCTTTTTTTTTAAAAATATTAAACATTTTAATAATTGATTATTCCAAAACCAACTTTTTTCTTGATTCTGTTTGTTAATGAATAGCGAAGTGCATCGATATAGTGATTATACTTATCTACAATGATTGGCAACACCTCGCCCGTAGTCTTATCTACCTTGTAGCAATATAAACTAAATTCGTCAATCAAATTTTTACACCGCGGATGAATATTAATTTGTTTATAGCCTCGCAAATGCTCGATACCATCTTCTACACTACCTTTCCATTTTTCGCAAGGGTTAATATTATAACCATCAGTCATCCTAATATGATTGATTGTTTCGGGTCTGGAGCTATCGCCATAGATTAACCACTTCTTACTTTCCGGTATTTTATCAATGTATTTATATAAGTCAATGGTCGGTATATGCACCCCGCCAGCTTCGTAATCAATAAATAATTCACTGTCGACAATAAAACACCGAACAACTGCGAAGGCATCGCTACTAAAGCCAAAATCGACACCAAAAAAGAACCTATTGTCTTGTATCTTATCAGCGGAGGGGGTTTCAAATTCCCTTATCTTGTATTTACCTTTGAAAATAAGGGCATCGCTTAACTGCTTTACCTCGCCCAGCCATTTGTTTTGATAAAGTTCGGGGTTATGCTCTCTGTCGTAAAGCATCTCGTTTTTAATAGGGCTTTTATCAAAATAGGGGTTATCATAGTAATTGACTTTAACAGTAATAGTATCTGGCAGGGGATTTTCTACGAACATCTTGTAAGTCGGATCGTTTTTATCGTTCGGGTTAAAACTCACCCAGATTTCGCTATTTTCATTCCTAACAGTTGGGGTTAGAAAATTCCAGCTTTCACTTGACACTTTTTCCGCTTCCTCTACGAAACAAATATCTACTCCGCTTGTTGATTTGATTTGTAAAGGATCGTTGCTAATTCCTTTAAAGATAAACTCGCTTCCGTTTACTGTTTTAATTGATGATTTTGTTATTATGAAGTATTGGCTAAGATTGTAAAGAATTATTATGTCGCTAAATAGTTTGTGGACGGAGTCTGCAATGCTAGATTGATATTCTCTTGCACAGAGTATTCTTATTGATTTCTTTTTAAACAGATGCTGTGGATTTAAAGCTAGAATTAATAAGGCTCTGGCGAAGTTCTCACTCTTACCACCGCCTCGGCCGCCGTAGGCTACTTTAAATCTTGAATTATCTTTTAACAAGAATTGAAACTTTGTCGGGATTTTTATTTGCATTATTAGTTTATCTTATATTGATTTTGTAAATAAAAGACAAAACCCCGTGTTTTTCGCTACTAATATTAATTATTTTTATATTAATCAATATCATTTGTAAAAACAACTTCAATTTTTACATCTTGTTTTATCGGTTCGCCGTCTTCGCCAGTGATTTCTTGTCGGAGGCTAAACTCGTCTTTTGCCTTCCTTTCCGCATACCATTTTGCTGTGGAAACATCGCCTTCGTTAAGGGCTTTATTGATTACAAGTATTGATTTTATTAGTGGTTTTTGCTTCAAAGCCTTGCAATAATCGGAGAAATTAGGGTTCGCAGTGCAGTAGTCGAAATAAGTCTGTGCAGATATATCCGCCCAAATGCAAGCATTAGCAATACTAAAACCCTGTGAGAAAGCTTCTTTTAATTTTTTTATAACCTCTGGTGTCATAGCAATAGGTCTACCTATCTTTTTATCAGTTTCTTTTTTTATGATTATTTTATTAGGTTTTTTCTTTACTCTAGACAATTTTGCCCTTGTAATTATTTTACTGCATCTGTTGCCAAAGGAAGCATTTCTACCATAATGATTTTTATAACTGCCTAGTGATA